TCCTCACCGCCATCGGCCGCCTCCAAGCCACCCCCGCCGCCCACGCCACCATCCCCCAACTCGCCGCCCAACTCGCCTGCACCTTCCAAGCCATCGCCCAACACGCCGCCAAACACAACGACCTCATACAAACCGAAAAACCCCCCACCGGCCACGCCCTCATCCGCCTCACCATCACCGCCCCCGCCATCCGCCTACTTCTCCAAGTCCAAAGAACCACCCGCACCATCGCCGCAAAACTTTAACTCGGAATCCATGAAAAAACACTACGAAGGATCGATCGACCCGCTCGGGACACAAGACTGTTCTCCGTCTTTATTGACGCCGGAAACAGACGCGATGCTCGCCGCCGATCTGCACCACTTGGAAGACGATGAAAGCTGCCCGGCCTCCGCATACTGGCGGATGGTGGAGCTAACGCGGACGCTGGAACGAGAGCGCGACGAATGGCGGAAGAAAGCGGTGGATCTCCATGCCCGCTACAAGGGCGCACTGGAAGACATCGAAACGGCGATTGCGGAACGGAACATGGCACGCGCTACCGCGAACACCTTCCGGCAATGCGCGGAGGTCACTTTCGGGGTGATGCCGTTCCCGCGCAAATTCCATTGGGAGAACGTCCAAGGCCATGCGCCCGAAGAGAAAGGATCAGCCAATGAGTGAGCAACTGGAGAGCTTCACCGGGTCGAATGCGCCGCCTTGTTCGGCGTTGGACGCTGCGCTCGCACTGGTGGACTTCGGCCCGTGCCGAGGCGCTGAACGCCCGCAAGACTGGATCAATGTGGCGAGTCCGATGTGCGCTCACTGCGATGGAGTGGAAGACGTGAATCTCGCCGCCGCTCGCATCATCGCCGCCGAATATCGGAAGGCGCTCGCCGTTATCGAGGCCATCGAAGAGCGATACATCGACGGCTGCGACACCTACGAGGATTGGAAATTCATGGGAAGCTCCGCCCGCGACTATCTTCTTCCGCCGAACAGTGAAGTATCCCCCCAATAAGTGTCCATAACACCCTAATCCTCCATTTTAGCATCTACCCCCATGCCCCCCTACCCCAAAGACCCCCGGCACCAGCGCATTGCCGACCTCATCCTCGCCGGCAGCAGCAAAGTCGATGCCTACCTTGCCTCCGGCTTCAAATCCACCCGCGCCTCCGCCTACCACGCCGTCACCCGCGTCCTTCGCCGGCCAGACGTCAAAGCCTACTTCGACCACATCAAAACCGCCGCCCAAGCCGCCGCAGAACAAGCCAGCGTCCTCACCGTCCTCGAAAAACGCCAATTTCTCGCCCGCGTCGTCCGCACCCCCCTTGCCACCCTCGATGCCACAGACCCCTCCGCCAAAGACGGAGACCTCATCAAATCCTACTCCCTCACCGAATCCGAAGCCTCCCGCTCCGAACGCATCGAAAAACTCGACCCCCTCAAAGCCATCGAAATGGACAACACCCTCTCCGGAGACGACGGCCAGCGCGACCTTCAACAAGCCCTCCACCAAGCCCTCGCCTCCCTCGCCGTCCGCTCCGCCCTCCCAGACGCCCCCATGCCCCTCGAATAACCATGCTCCAGCTCGCCAACACCCCCCTCGTCTCCCGTGCCTGGCGGCTCATGAACCTCTACACCATCCGGGATTCAGACAGCAACCTCATCCCCTTCGTCCCAAACATCGCCCAACGCCACTTCTGGAACCGCCGCTGGAACTCCAACCACGTCCTCAAAGCCCGCAAACTCGGCTTCTCCACCTTCCTCCAAATCGAAAACCTCGATGCCCTCCTCTTCACCCCTGGCCTCACCGCCGGCATCATCGACTTCACCCTCCCCGATGCCAAAGAAAAACTCTTCATGCTCCGCACCGCCTACGAAAACCTCGACAACCCGGACCTCCACCCCACCACCCACAAACTCGGCGCCATCATCAAACAAACCATCCCCATCTCCGGCTCCACCATCAAACTCGAATTCGCCAACAAATCCACCATCCGCTGCTCCACCTCCCTCCGCGGCGCCACCCCCCAGCGCATCCACTGGTCCGAAGCCGGCAAAACCGCCATTTGGTTTCCCGGCAAATTCACCGAAATCGTCAACGGAGCCCTCAACTCCATCACCCCCGGCAACACCATCGACATCGAATCCACCCACGAAGGAGGCAAAGCAGGCGGCCACTACACCCTCCTCCGCAAAACCATGAAACAAAACGACGACCACCTCACCCCCGTCGACCGCCGCTTCCACTTCTTCCCCTGGTATCTCGACCCACGCTACCAACTCCATCAACCCTCTCACCCCATCCGCACCGAAATCACCCAATACTTCACCGACCTCTCCAAACAACTCAATCGCACCTTCACCCACTCCCAAGTGCTTTGGTATGACAGAAAACAAGACGAACAAGGCCATGGCATGCTCAAAGAATTCCCCAGCACCCCCGGCGAAGCCTTCCAAGCCATCAACGACCACGCCATCTACGGCAAACAAATGGCAGACCTCCGCGCCTCCCGCCGCATGATCGACTTCGCCCCCGAGCCCGGCTACCCCCTCGCCGCCTTCTGGGACCTCGGCCTCTCAGACTCCACCGCCCTCTGGATCGTCCAGCCCCACGACCGCGCCTACCTCGTCCTCCACTGGCTCGAAACCATTGGCGATCCCGCCTCTGCCATGCCAGACCACATCCTCCGCCTCGAGCGCGACCTCGGCCGCCCCATTGCCCTCCACTACCTTCCCCACGATGCCGCCACCCGCGACCGCGGCACCGGCCTCTCCTACCAACAAACCCTCGCCCAATACGGCCTCAACAACACCATCATCGTCCCCCGCACCCCCGACATCTGGCTCGGCATCGGCCACGTCCGCGACGTCCTCCCCCACTGCTGGTTCCACGCCACCCATTGCGACACACCCCGCGACTACATGGGAGAAGAACACCCCTCCGGCATCGCCTGCCTCGAAGGCTACTCCCGGGACATCTCCCCCACCTCCTCCACCCTCCGCGAAAAACCAAAACACGACGCCTTCTCCCACTCCGCAGACGCCTTCCGCACCTTTGCCGAAGCCCGCCACCTCAACCTCCTCGACCGCCTCAACCAAACCACCAAAACCACCCCCCCAAAAATCATCCGCCCCCCTGTCCGCCGCCGCTAATTCCCACGTCCCAAGTGTGCCACCCGCCGACGATAAAACTCCACCAACGAAATCAGACGTATATGAACCAACAGACTGACAAAGCCGTTGATGGCGGGTTGCACACCACTGACTTGTTCGCTGGGCCGATGCGCTCCGCTATGGTGTTCGCTGCCCGCTACACCCACACCCGGAACACAGGCGGCACTCTCGCCGTAGTCCGCGCACTAAAACAATGCTGGCACGTCTTGGACGATCACACACGCGACCAGATCCTCCGCGAGTCGCACGAAGCGGAATACAACCTCGATGACTGGCAACACCTCCGAGATTTTGCAGCGAACGATCATGAGCAGCAACCCGAAAGGAGCGCCCCAGATGCCTGAATCCACCACGAAACTGCCCGCTCCTGAGGGTTGCGCTGCCTCTGCTGGTTCTGCGTTGGCGGACCAAGTGGGCGGTCGCCACTACAAATCTCTGGCCATCCAGCCGGCCGAATACTGCCAGCGGAACCGTCTCCCCTACTGCGAGTCGAGCGTGATCCGCTATGTGACCCGCCACCGCGAAAAGAACGGCCGTGAGGACATCGAAAAGGCCATTCACTGCCTAAAGCTACTGCTGGAACTCGAATACCCGCAGAACAGTTAATTATGGGAATCAATAAGTGTCCATAACACCGTCACCCCTCCACCTCGCCGCCGTCGCCTGGCACTCCACCCCGGATCCGCCAAACACCTTTGCGGAAATCCTCGACTTCCACCTCTCCACCCCTGGCGCCGTCGTCATCTCCCTGCCGGATTCCTTCCTCATGGCCCGCCCCGTCATCGCCGCGCAGCCAGAAACACACCTCCACTTCACTTCCCCCCTTCAATCGCCACCCATCGCCGATTGCTGGCACGTTGCCTCCGCAGCAGGAAGCGTTCGCGCCTTGCTCATGCTTGCACACCGTCACCCCCTCCCGTGGGTCTCTTACTGCCGGCATGGGCAAGACCGCATCCGCCTCCACCAACTTCACACCCTCCTCCGCCATGGGCTCCCAGAAATCTCCAAAACTCCCAGAACCAGCCCCGCCACCTCCCCCCGTTAGCGCCACCGGCACAGAACAAGCCACCGCCGACATCGAGGAACGCCGCCGCAAAGGCAAACGCTACACCTTCGAGAACACCATCATCGCCCCCGGCACCACCGGACGCCAAACCCTCGGCTAACCATGTCCACCCCAGACCCAAAGGCCGAAGCACTCCTCGCCCAAAACGCCACCCTCGTCGCCGAGCGCTCCGCCTGGGATAGCCTCTGGCAAGACTGTGCCGACATCGTCCACCCTCGCCGCAACCAAATCACCCAGAAAACCCCCATCGGCCCGCCCGATCGCACCACCCTCCACCGCAACAACGACGGCACCGCCATGAGGGCAAACAACACCCTCGCCACCGGCCAATCCGTCCGCATCACCCCCATGGGCGCCCGCTGGTTCATCCTCCGGCCCCCGCCCTCCCTCCAAGGAAACCAAATCGCCGAAAACTACTTCGCCCGCGCCACCGAAATCCTCGTCGCCTCCCTCGGCACCTCCAACTTCTACAACCGCGGCCACGAATGCTACCTCGATCGCGGATGCTTCGGCATCGCCGCCCTCGAAGTCACCGGCGGCCCAAACAACCGCGGCCTCCACTTCCGCACCTACCCAGTCGGCTCCTTCTCCATCGCCCAAAACTCCTTCGACGAAGTCGACGTCATCCACCGCAACTACGAGCAAACCCCCGCTCAACTCCTCGAAGCCTTCGGCCGCAAAGCCCTCCACGAAGACATCCTCAAAAAATTCGACAACCCCGCCACCCGCTACCAACGCACCGAACAACTCATCCACGCCATCCACCCCCGCACCGACCGCGACCCCCGCCGCCAAGACGCAGCCCACAAACCCTACGCCTCCACCTACCTCCACAAAGGCACCAACACCATCATCCTCGATTCCGGCTTCGACGAACTCCCCACCGCCGTCTCCCGCTGGTCCACCTGGGGAGAATCCCCCTACGGCTGGGCACCCGCCTACGCCGCCCTCCCCGAAGCCTCCCAGCTCGACTTCCTCGAGCAAATGCTCGACACCCTCGTCGAAACCGCCGCCTTCCCCCGCGTCCTCGCCCCCGCCGGCATGAAGAACGAAATCGACTTCACCGCCTGCGGCCTCACCATGTTCGATCCCGCCATCACCCAAGTCCCCCAAGAATGGCTAACCGGCGGCCGCTACGATGTCGGCAAAGACCGCGCCTTCGAAAAACGCCGCGCCATCGAAACCGCCTTCCACGTCGAACTCTTCAACGCCATCTCCCAGCTCGACCCCAAAGCCACCGCCACCCAAATCTCCGCCATCATCACCGAGTCCCGGGAACTCTTCCACCCCATCTATTCCAACATGGTCCGGGAATTCCTCACCCCCGTCCTCCGCCGCTCCTTCGCCCTCCTCCTCCGCCAAGGAGTCATCCCTCCGCCGCCCCTCTCCATCCTCCAGACAGACAGCCTCTCCGCCTTCCTTGAGGAGCCGGCCGTCGAATACGTCTCCGCCATGGCCCTCGCCCTCGAGGCCTCCCACCTCCACAAATTCCAAGAAATCATCGGCGTCCTATCCCCCCTCGCCAATCTGGATCCCACCATCCTCGACTACATCAACCCCGCCACCATTGGCGCCCACTTCCACCGCACCTCCGGCCTCCCCACCGTCCTCCTCCGTACACCCCAGGAACTCCAGGAACTCCAAGAAGCCCGCGCCCAACAAGCCCAAGCCCAACAAGCCCTCCAAGCCACCGAAGCCATCCGCAACCTCGGCGGCCCCCAAGAAACCCTCCGCGCCGCCCAACAAGCCGCACCCCTCGACGCCTAACACCATCCCCCAAAATCCTCTCAACCCCACCCCATGACCCAACCTCCCCGCCATGCCCACTCCCCCACGCAAAACCGCCCCTCGCAAAGTGACGCCGCCAAACAAGAACGCGCCAAACTCCTCTCCGCCATCCATGCCACCCTCACCAGCGACCCCGGCAAACAATTCCTCACCTGGCTACACACCGCCGCCCCCATCGACTGCCCTCTCAACGATGCCGACCACTTCGACTCCACCTTCGATCCCGCCGTCTTCCTCGCCCTCTTCACCACCGTCCCCGGCCGCACTACCCTCGCCTGGCTTTGCCACATCGGAGGAACAGACCGCCCCGTCTACCAGCTACTCCCCGCCAACGCCCACCTCGACCCACTCGCCGCTTGCGTCCGGGAAGGCCGCCGCCTCATCCCTGCCATGCTCCGCTCCCTTGTCAACGGCACTTACCACCCGGGAATCCCCGACGACACCCTTGCAGCCACCAAAGACGGCCTCCGCCAACTCCACCTCGAAATCCTCTCCACTCTCGCCGACGCCAAAGCCGAGCACTCCATCCTCGGCCCCGAGTGACCGCCCCAAGCCCTGCCCCACCCTCGGCCACGGCTCCCTCGAATACTTCACCTGGTCCGCCGCCCACGATACCGACGCCGAATTCCTCCGCCTCTACAGCCTACGCGCCGAGAAAATGGCAGCCCGCTGGCCAGATGCCACCGCCGCCAACAAACGCCTCCACGCCCTCCTCAACCCCTAACTCTACCCACAACCCCACCCAACCCCATGAAATACCGCACACCATTCCAAATCCTCCGCACCGAAGCCATCCTCGAAGCCCCACCAGCCGGCGGCGGAACCCCCGCACCCACTCCCGCCCCAGCAGCCACACCACCCCCAGCTCCCGCCATCCTCAACCCGGACGGCACCTTCGGAGAAAACTGGCACACCGCCCTCGGCGATAACTTCGCCCCCCACGCCTCCTCCCTCACCCCCTTCAAAAACGTAGGAGACCTCGCCAAATCCTACCTCCACTTCCGCTCCAACGGCCCCGCCTACCCAGAAGCCAACGCCGCCCCCGAAGACGTCGCCCGCTTCCGGACCCTCGCCCGCGTCCCCGAGGCTCCGGAAGGCTACAACATCAAGCCCCCAGCAGACATCCCAGAAGGCATCACCTTCGATGCAGACCTCGCCGCGAACATCGCCAAAATCGCCCACGCCAACCACGTCCCCGCTCCCGCCCTCCAAGCCCTCGTCGACGCCCAATTCCAAGCAGAAGTCGCCCGCCACACCGCCTTCACCACCGCCCAGCAAGAAGCAACACGCGCCGCACAAGACGCCCTCGTCGCCGAGTGGGGAGGCAAATTCAACGAAAACTCCTCCATCGTCCGCCACCACCTCGCCCTCCACGCCGAGGCCGCCGGCATCCCCGCAGACTCCCCCGTCCTCGCCCAGCTTGCCAACATGCCCGAGGTTTCAAAACTCATGCTCCAAGTCGCCCGCCTCACCGCAGAAGACCACGCCCGCACCCCCAACGGCCTCGGAGACCTCCGCTCCCCACAAGAACGCGCAAACGCCATCATGGACGGCACCGATCCCACCTGGTCAGAACGCTACAAAAACGGAGACCCAGACGCCTACAACACCGTCGCCAACCTCCTCAAACAAGCCTCCGGCCAATAACCTCACCTCCCCTCCACCCCTGGCCACACAAACCCGCCCCCGCCAAGGGGCGGGTTTCTTCATTCTCCCCTTCAATCGCCAAACTCTCCCTAACAGCACCATCTTAACCACGCCACAACGGCCACAGCCTATCCTCCCTGGTGGGGGACCTGTCCAGCCTCTCAGCCCTCGGCGCAAGGACACGCGCAAGGACCGACCCGCTCAGGACTATCGGAACGCGATCTAACCACCCGCATTCACGCCAACCCCACCACCACCATGCCACTCGCCGTACCAGACCACTTCACGACCCAATTCGGTCGCAACTTCCAACACACCGTCCAACAGAAAGTCTCCCGCCTCCGCAAATGCGCCGTCGTAACCACTGGCTGCACCGGAGAAGCAAAGACCCACAACCTCGTCCTCCCTGGCGAAGATGAGGAAACCACCGGCCAACGCTACAAGAAAGTCGTCATCTCCGACCTCGACACCGAGAAGCGCTGGAACACCCCGCGCAAATTCCGGAAAGTCACCGGCGCCGACGAATTCGACGAGATCCTCCTCGCCCCCACCATTCTCCCGGGAGGCGATCATCTCATGGTCCACGCCGCCACCTTCGGCCGCCGCACCGACTCCATCCTCGTCGAAGGTCTCCTCGGCACCAACTACAAGGGCAAGACCGGAGCCACTCCCGTCGAAATCCTCGCCGAGCACACCATCCCGATCGACTACGTCCACACCGGCGCCGCCGCAGACTCCGCCATGACCGTCGCCAAAATCATCGAGTCCGTCAAACTCCTCCGCAAGTCGGAGGCCTGGAACGATGAAGCCCGCGCCGCCGGCGTCCGCCTCTGCGGACTCCTCAACGCAGACCTCAACGCCGCCCTCCTCAACGATGCCAACGCCGCCACCGGCTCCCGCCTCTTCTCCAAAGACTTCCTGCCGCCCGTCCTCGACGAAAACGGCATGATCACCCAGTTCCTTGGAGTCAACTGGATCCACTACGAAGGCCTCCTCACCGGCACCGATGGCGGAGAATCCATCGTCAAATCCGCCGTCTGGACCTCCGATGGCCTCCACCTCGATATTTGGAAGGACATGGCCCACAAGGTCTCCATCCGCAACGACCTCGACGACGCCGTCCAGTTTGTCACCAAATACGCGATGAACGCCTGCCGCCACCAGGAAGAACAAGTCGTCCAAATCAACTGCCTCGACCTGTCCGCCGCCTAACCCCCACCGCCGGGGAGGCACCACCTCCCCGGCATAACCCCCACCAAACACTCACACACTTACCACCATGGCCACCTTCAAATCCACCCTCGTCCAACTGCAAGAAGCCGCAGCCCTTCGCGCCAGTGACGGCCTCCGCGATGGAGACGACGCCTTCGGCATCGTCGCCCTCGCCACCGCCACCGTCACCCTCACCGGAGACACCGCCGCAAACGACCTCCTCGAGATCGTCCCCGCGGCCCAAGTCCCGGTCGGCGCCGTCGTCGTCCCTCAGCTCTGCTCAGTCCAATGCTCCGCAGATCCCGGCACCACCCTCACCCTCGACGTCGGAGACGCAGGAAACACCGATCGCTACGCGGACGGCATCGTCCTCTCCGCCGGCGGCCTGGTCGGTTTCTGCTCCACCGGCGTCCCCGAGGCGGCAGTCACCCCCTACCGCATCACCGAGCAAGGCAAAATCTACGCCACCGTAGCCAGCGCCAACACCATCACCAACGGCACCACGCTCACCTTCATCATCGCCTACCGCGCCAAGGCCTGAGCCACCACGCCACACACAAACCATCTCCCATCGGTTGAGGATCCGGTGGGGTAATTAGGGGAACACCCGGCCCAACTCGGGCCGGGTGTTTTTCTTTCCTCTCACCATCCCACTCTCCGCTCCCCAATGACCTCCACCCAAATCGCCAACCTCGCCCTCGACCTCCTCGGCGAGCCACCCCTCACCGACCTCGAAACGGACACCTCCACCACCGCCGAGACCGTCCGCCTCCACTACAACCACACCCTCGAAGTCCTCCTCGAGCAACACCACTGGGCCTTCGGCACCGCCCCCGCCAATCTCCTTCCCCTCGACGAAGCCCGCGCCGCCACCGCCACCCTCAACCCCACCGGCACTAACAACGACATCCTCATCACCGCACCCGCCACCGGCCCGGATGGCAACCTCCTTACCGCAGAAATCGCCACCTCCACCGACCACGCCCTCACCGTCGCCAAAACCGCAAACCACATCCTCATCACCGCCGGAGCCAAACACCGCATCACCATCACCGGCCCCCTCTCTCCGGACGTAACCGAAACCCACCTTTTCGGCACTCTCCAAAACGACCGCCCCGCCTACTACTATCCGGAATTCACTTTATCCTTCACCTCCATCATCTACTGGACCGGGACCAAATGGCTCATCATCACCAACCCGCCAAGCCCCGGCACCAGCTGGGAATCCACCGAAGACAGAGCCACTCCTGACCTCGTCACCTCTTGGACCGCCACCGGATCCGCCACCGGCACCCCCACTCTCGTCGCCTCCCCGCCCACCGCCGCCCAAGCCATCGCCGCAGCAAACGCCGCCCTCGAAGAAACCTTCGCCAACGCCCCCGGCTCAGACGGCACCGGCACCCTCGCCGCCGTCCCCTCCACCCCATTCCAAGGCGGCCGCACCACCCTCCTCCCGGACTGGGGAACCGCCTACGACCTCCCGGCCGATTGCCTCCGCGTCCTCAAACTCACCGGCCCAGATCGCGGCGCCCCTATCACCGACTTCCGCATCATCGGCCGCAAACTCCTCCTCTCCCCCCTCGCCGCCCTCACCGATCGCCTCCACATCGAATACATCACCAGCGAGGCCTCCGACTGGTCTGCCACCTTCCGCGAGGCCTTCCGCTACCTCCTCGCCTCCCGCATCGCCACCCGCATCACCGGCTCCCCAAACCTCGCCGCCCAGCTCCTCCAAGACCACCGCGAGACCCTCGCCCGCGCCACCCTCAAAGACTCCCAGGAAACCTCCTCAAACGAAAACAACCCCATGCGGGAAATGATCCTCCGCTCCCCCCTCGCCCGCGCCCGCCGCCGCTACTCCGGCTCCCCAGACTACACCCCAGAACCCCCGAACGCATGAACTCCCTACTCCTCACCTTCAACTCCGGAGAAATCTCCCCCCACCTCCGCTTCCGGCTAGACCTCGAAAAACACCTCGGCGCAGCCTCCACCCTCGAAAACTTCCTCGCCCTCCCCTACGGCTCCATCACCAAACGCCCCGGCCTCCGTTGGCTTGCCCAGACCCTCACCGCCGGCGCAAACACCCGCGCCTTCCCCTTCCAAGCCACAGACCGCTCCCGCTACATCCTCCACTTCACCGCCGGCAAACTCCGCATCCTCCGCCCAAACGGCACCACCGCCGCCACCCTCGATTGCCTGCCAAACCTCACCCTCGCCACCCCACCCAGCCCCCTCACCACCGGCTACTGGGACGCTCCCTTGCGCGACCTCCAACTCATCGCCATCAACGACACCGCCTTCATCACCCACCCCTCCACCGCGCCCCTCCGCCTCCGCCGCCTCACAGACACCTCCTGGACCCTCGACTTCATCCCCTTCACCAACGCCCCCTCCCTCGACGAAAACCTCGACCCAAACAAAACCCTCACCGTCCTCGCCCACCCCGTCTCCAACAACTGGACCCCGGAAAACCCCTACACCCCCGGCGATACCGTCGTCTCCCAAAACGCCGAGTGGGTATCCCTCACCACCCACACCTCATCCCTGTCCACCGAGCCCGGCCGCGGAGGCGACTGGAAAACCAACTGGCGGCGCCGCCTCTTCCTCCCCGGTGAAGCCATCACCCTCACCGCCGGCCCCCGCACCGCCACCCCCTGGCTCGATACCTTCCGCCTCTTCACCCCCGGAGAAATCTTCGTCGCCTCCAGCGTAGACCCCGGCGACCCCTTCGAATACGGCCACATCTGCCTCCTCGCCTTCCGCAACCTCCCAGACACGGAAGAACCAAACGCTCCCCCAAACACCACCCACTTCGCCCGCTGCGATCAATGGGACCGCGGCGGAGACCTCGAAGACGACACATGGGACGTTGGCGACTACTGCGTCCACGATGGCACCCTCTACGAATGCACCCAAGACCACGGCAACCACGTCCCCGGCGTCAACGCCTCAGAACCCGGCACCGGCACAGACTGGGAAGACTACTGGCTAGAACTCGGCCCCTTCACTACCTTCACCGCCTGGACCCTTGCCACCGAGGAACTCCCCATCGGCTTCCAAGTCCTCCACAACGGTGCCACCTACACCGTCACCACCGCCCACAGCCCCACCCCAGACACCGAGCCCGGCACCGGCGTCGACTGGGAAGACTACTGGCTCGAAACCTCCCTCTTCCAAACCACCCACGCCGCCCTCTCAGGCACCACCCCCGGCTCCTATTGGACCGCCTCACCCTCCCGAGACGACAAAGACTTCCAAGTCGAACTCGCCGCCCTCACCACCAACAACGGCAAAACCTCCCCCATCATCGCCGTCGATGGCGGCTGGAACCTCAACACATTCGGCACCTGGTCAGGCACCTTCACCCTCCAACGCTCCCTCGACAACGGCACCACCTGGGAAACCATCCGCTCCTACCAAGCCACGGCCGACCGCAACGTCGCAGACTCCGGCACCGAAGACACCCCCGTCCTCATGCGCATCGCCTTCGCCAGCGAATCCGGAACCGACACCTCCGGCAAACAACGCGCCGTCCTCACCCCCGAGCTTCCCTACATCCGCGGCACCGCCCTCGCCACCACCTACATCTCCCCCTCCGCCATCCGCGGCACCGCCATCACCGCCCTCCTCTCCGGCCAGACAGATCGCTGGGCGGAAGGAGCCTTCTCCTCCCTTCGCGGCTTCCCTGCCGCCATCGGCCTCCACGAAAAACGCCTCATCTTCGGCGGCACCACCCACGCACCCGCCACCCTCTGGCTTTCCCAATCCGACGACCTCAACAACTTCGAGCCCGGCACAGACGACAACACCTCCATCACCTACCCCATCCCCACCCCAGCCCTCGCCCCCATCCGCTGGATCATCTCCCAACGCCGCCTCATCATCGGCACCTCCCGGGGAGAGTGGATCATCGGCAGCGAAACATCCGACCAACCCCTCACCCCCTCCAACTTCCTCGCCCGCTCCTACACCGCCTTCGGCACCATCCCCCTCCAACCCGTTCCCGCCAACGACGCCATCCTCTTCGTCGAACGCAAAGGCTCCCGCCTCCGCGAGCTGGCCTACACGCCAGACGACACCAACGCCGCCGGCGACCTCACCCGCCTTGCCGAGCACCTCACCCAACCCGGCATCTGCTCCCTCGCCTGGCAACAAACCCGCGAGCCCGCACTCTGGGCAGTCACCCGCCCCGGCGTCCTCCTCCACCTCGCCTACAACCGCACCGAGCGCCTCTCCGCGTGGTCCCGCCACACCACCCCCTCCGGCACCTTCCGCGAAGTCATCGTCCTCCCCTCGGATGATGGAGACGACGACGTCTTCTTCATCATCGACCGCGGCAACACCTCCCACCTCGAACGCCTCCCCGCCCACTGGCTCCAAACCCTCGAAACCGCCCAAACCCCCGGCCTCCCTGCCGATCCCGCTTGGCCCTACTTCTACCTCGACGGCATCGAAGGCACCGGCACCACCATCACCGTCCCCACCCACCTCCAAAACACCCCCCTCACCCTCCTCACCCTCACCGGCGCCGCCGTCGTCCCCACCACCACCAGCGTCAACTACAACACCAGCCCCGTCACCATCACCAACGCCCGCTACCACCTCGGCCGCCCCTACACCGCCACCTACAACTCACTCCCCATCGACCTCGCCGCCCAAGACGGCTCCACCGCCGGCCGCCTCCGCCGCCTCAACCGGATCCGCCTCAACACCTACCGCTCCCGCGAAGGCACCGTCTGGAACGCCTCGCCCGCCCGCGCCCAACTCATCCACAGAAACCCGGACGTCACCACCCCCCTCCTCGATGGCTGGCAAGAAATCGTCCTCGATCCCGGCAACCTCACCGAGACCACCATCAACATCACCCACGCCTCCCCCTACCCCCTCACCCTGCGCGCCGCCTCCCTCTCCTGGAACATCCAAGAACCCTAAACCCTTCAATCGCCCCCACCCAAAACCCCAGCCATCATCCCCTCATGTTCTTCGGCGCCATCGGCCTCATCGGCGGTCTACTCTCCACCGGCCTCGCCATCTCCGGCGCAAAGGCCCAGGACAAAATGCAACGCCAAGTTGCCAAATACAACGCCCGCCTCGCGGAAATGGAGGCCCACAACCGCGAACTCGAAACCGCCGAATCCATCCGCCGCCAATCCATCAACGACCGCTCCGCCCGCGCCACTCTCCTCACCCGCGCCGCCGCCTCCGGCTCCTCCACCACCTCCGGCTCCATCCCCCTCATCCTCGGCCGCGCCGCCGCCGCCCAGACCCTCGCCATCAACGATGCCGCCCGCTCCGCATCCATCCAAGCCGCCGCCCTCCGCCAACGCGGCGCCATGGAACTCTGGCAATCGAAAGTCCAATCCCTCAACACCAAAAACCAAATCCGCGGCCTCGCCATCCAAGGCATCGCCCAAGCCGCCTCCACCTTCAACCAAAACCGCCAACTCGGCGCACGCTGAAAATCCTCATGCCCTGGCAACCCCCAGACACCGCCCCCAAAGACGGCACCCCCATCCTCGGCGACTTCGGCTGGTCCTCCCCAAACTTTGCCGTCTGGGATCAATGCTATGAAGAATGGGCCATCGTCACCGTCGAAACCTCCCCAATGGAAAATCGCAAACCCCACACTTCCCTAGAAATCGACACCGAAAAACCCGAGAACCTCAAACGCTGGCTCCCTCTACCCCCATGATCCGCCTCCCCCAACTTTCCCCCACCTCCCTCGGCAACCCCGCCGCGCCCACGCCAGACGTCTCATCCGGCACGAACCAAATCGCCAACGCCATCGGCCAAGTCTCCGGAGCCTTCGTCCAAATCTCCCACGACATCGCCCGCGCAGACAACGCCCGCAAAAAATCCGAATTCCGCCAAACCCTCGGCAAAAACTACGCCGACCTCCAAATCCAACTCCAGACCATCACCGATCCCCAAGAACGCCTCACCCGCACCAACGACTTCCTCGCCTCACAACGCGCCAACGTCGACAACCCCGACTTCCCCCCCGTCCTCGTCGAAGAACTCCGCACCTACTACGACGACTTCGCCACCACCGCCCAAATCCGCGCCGCCCAAGACGCCGCCCAACTTACCTTCAAGCGCTCCCAAATGGCCCTCCAGAACGAAATCGACGGAGCCGTCCAAACCGGAGACGCCGCCGGCCTCGAAACCGTCATCGACACCGGCGTCGAAGGCGGACTCATTTTCCCCGAAGAAGCCGACGACATCCGCACCCGCTTCCAGCGCCAACAAGCCGAGCGCAACATGATCGACCTCATCGAAGCCGAACCCACCGGCGCACTGATCGACCTCGACACCGACGACTTCCTCGCCCGCAACCCAAACATCCTCCCCACATCCATCCCCCAACTCAAAAACCACGCCAAACGCATCATCGAAGAACGCCGCCGCGAAGAACTCGACGCCATCGACACCGCCATCCTCAACGGCACCTACGATGCCGAAGACGTCGAAGCCGCCCAATACCTCACCCCCTCAGACCGCGCCCGCATCATTGCCGGCCAAAAACAAGAAGGCCCGCCGCAAACCAAAACCCACTCCGCCGCCTGGGACCTCATGTTCAAACTCCGCGACGAATTTACCGATCCATCCCTCTCAGATGAAGAATACGCCAAACGCTGGAACGACACCCGCATCGAAATCTTCTCCGCCATCCCCGAGCAATTCCGCGGCGATTTCACTCAGGAATTCTCCTACCGCTCCCCGGCAAACCGCAAAGGCGGCAAACCCGTCAACGCATCCCCAGACGCCGACATCAAATCAAACGCCCAACAACGAATCAAACGCGCCTTCGATTCCGGCCTCTTCGGAGAAAAAAACTCCCCCAAAGCCTTCGACCAATTCCAAAAACTCAACATCCACCTCAACCAATGGCTTGCCGCCAATCCCGACAAGCCATGGCCCGAGGTGCAATACTACACCCAGACCCTCATCTCCGGCACCTTCACCGACAACGACGCCCTCATCATCCCCACCGCCCCCACCGCCGTCTCCTTTGACGACCGGATAAACAAAGCCCTCGGCATCTCCCCCGGACCCGCCGGAACAGACACCTCCCTCCTCCCCCCAAAGCCGTAACCACCAGCTTCCAAAACTCCAAACAACACCGCCAGCCCATCCCCCAGCCTACCCATGGTAATGCAATCCTCAATCACGAACGCCAACAGCCCATCCGGTTCGGACGGACAAACCACCCCACAACAATGAGCGGACTAGACGGCCTTGGATGGCCCACAAATACCCCGAGCGGAACAACTGACGAGTCTGAATCGGATGCGGCGAATTGTTCGGCATTGCCTGATGCCTCCGGCCTCTGGTGGCAGTGGTATCAAGGCATGTGGCAACTCTGTCAGTGCCAATACAGCACAATCATGACTCGATGGGAGTTCCGCTGGATCAACGGTCAACACTGGTTTCGGTGCTACCCCGGATCGTTCCTGCGCTGCGACCCTCCAAGTTGTCTGCCGAACAGTGAAGTATCCCCCCAATAAGTGTCCAAACACCTCCCACCCTCCCACCCATGTCCCTCTTCGACCCCGAACAAACCGCCTTCTCCGCCCTCACCACCCTCGAAAGCGCGGACCCCCAGCTCGACACCCCACTCCCAGACGGCACCACCGTTCGCGCCCGCGCCCGCACCACCCTCCAAGACTACGTCACCACCGCCCGCTCCCACAACCACCCCCTCTTCCCAAACATCACCCGCCAGGCCAACCAGAAACGCACCGAATACCTCGAAGGCCTCTTCACCAAGCCCCTAGAATCCCTCATCCCCGCCCAATACCTCGCCCAGATCGAATCCCGCGCCGCCGCCTCACCAGATCCCATCGCCTTCCGCCACCGGGAAATCAACCGCACCTACCTTTCTGCCCTCCTCGGCCGTCCCCTCGATGGCCCCACCTACGAACTCGCCCGCGCCTCCTTCGCCAAAACCCACCTCGGCCTCGATCCCGTCGCCACCACAGACACCACCTTCCACCAAGCCGTCAAAACCCGCATCCTCGAAGACCAAGCCGCCACCACCACCACCGGCACCCTCCGCAATCAAGTCTTCCAATCCGTCCTCGCCGGATCCGCCGCACCGGAAATCGACCTCACCACCATCCCCGAGCGCCACCGGGATTCCGCCGTCGCCGCCATCTCAGACGCCCGCCTCGAGGCACGCCGCATGCGCCGCGCCCTCCTCCCCAACGTCGACAAAGCCTTCACCCTCCTCGAACGCGCCGCCACCGTCGAAGAAAGCTTTCAGCCTGGTTCCCAAATGGTAGCCAACGACCTCATCCTCTCCGCCTTCCGCGATTCCTACCCCCAGAACAAAGCCGACCGCCCCCTCTACTTCGCCCTCCTTGCCGAAAAACTCCAAACCCTTCCCGAAGACAAACGCAGCGTCTTCGAGCGCTCCCTCCAATCCGCCGCCCGCTCCATCAACACCATCGGCGAAAACATCGGAGACCTCGCCCGCGCCGTCGAAACCACCGTCGCCCCACGCCCCGGCTTCACCCCGGAAGACCAAGACCTCGCCACCGACTTCCGCCAATTCCAACGCCTCTACCAAACCGAAGGCGCAGGCCTCCAAAAAGCCACCGACACCTTCTTCCAACGCGGAGCCCTCGGCGTCGCCTCCTCCCTCCCCTACACCCTCGCCGCCCTCGCTGGCCCCTACGGCATGACCCTCAACGCCGGCTCCTTCGCTGGCGAGTCCATCACCGAGCAACGCATCGCCACCCCGGAAGGAAACCGCAACACCCAACTCGCCAGCGCCCTCGTCACCGGAACCATCGAATCCGCCATCGAAACCACGCTCACCAAAGTCGGCGTCAAAGCGATGCAAGGAAAACTCCCCACCGTCTTCAACCTCCTCAACCGCGCCAACCTCACCGGCCTCCCCCGCGCAGCCGCCGGAGGCCTCGCCGCTGCCACCATCACCGGTGCTTCCGAATACACCGAAGAATTCCTCCAGGCAGGCACCCGCGAATTCACCCAAGCCGTTGCCCGCGACCTCTCAAACCTCGGCTCTCCCTACAACTGGCAAGGATTCTTCGACAGTTGGACCGCCGCCCAACGCGACATCATCCCCACCGTCACCATCTTTGCCCTCGTCGCCGGCGGCGGCGCATCCTTCTCCCACTTCCGCCAAGGCGAAGCCATGCGGAAAAACCGCACCGTCCTCGCCGCCCTCGGCGTCCCGGATGCAAAAATCGACTCCATTGCCAACGCCGCCACCCCCGCAGAAGCAGACGCCGCCACCGCTGCCGCCTTCAACGAAGGCCTCGAGACCCGCACCGCCGCCCAACGCCAAGCCGCCCTCGACGTCCTCCGCGAAACCAACGCCCTCCTCACCCAAGCAGGCCTCGCCCGCATCGAACCTTCCACCAACACCTTCACCGGGGAACAGGAGTGGACCTTCACCAACCCCGTCACCTCGGAACAACAAACCTTCGAAACCGAAGAAGCCGCCCTCGACCACTGGCGCGACTACGCCGCCAACCAACGCGAGACCGACCTCGACACCCTCTCAGACCTCGCCGAAACCTCCTTCCTCGACTTCATCCAGTCCGAAGGCACCGCCTCCGCCGATACCGACGTCGAAATCTCCACCAAACCCCTCCGCCTCGCAGACGTCCGCGCCGAGCTGCAAACCCGCGAAAAAACCACCCTCGCCGCCCTCGACAAAGAAACCAACGCCGTCCGCCGCGCAGACCTCAACACCACCCTTGAGGAAATCAACGCCTCCCGCGCCCGCCTCGATGCCCGGATCCAATCCTTCGTCCTGCAGCACGGCCCATCCGCCGCCGACAAGCTCGACCAATTCCTCATCACCGGCCGCCGCTTCACCGAGCAAACCCGCACCGGCCTCACCCGCCACGTCATCCAGCTCTTCCGAGGCCGCACCATCCAGGACGTCATCGAAGAATTCTCAGAAGACTTCCTCGCCCGTGGCATCGCCGACGGCATCATCGACCCCCAAGCCATCCTCCGCGACATCCGCGCCTTCCAATCTTCCACCGGCCAAACCCTCCTCCCCGCCAATTACGACTACACCACCGAAAACTCCCTCCCCCTCCTCGAAGCCTTCTCAGACCTCTCCCGCGCCGCCGCCCTCTCCCAAGTCCGCACCGGTCTCCTCCCCGCGGAAGTCGCCCAGTGGATCGAACTCCAAACCGCCACCATGGCCTCCACTATCGGAGACGCCAACAAACTCGCCGCCGACCTCCGCCGCACCGCCGACTGGAAAGCCGCCCTCGACAACGGCAACCTCACCCCCGAACTCGAATCCCTCATCCAAGACTCCCTCGGCCTCAACCAGGAAGCCCGCGCCCAGCGCTTCGAAATCCAAGCCCGCGCCCAACTCGCCGCCGAGGCCATGGAAGGCTTCCCGGAAATCGCCGACTCCATCTCCGGACGCCTACCCCACCCGGAAACCCTCCGCAAAGAAAACCACCCCCTCCTTGGCGAAGTCCGCACCCTCTGGCAATCCCTCCTCAAACCCACCCGCCGCCGCTCCAAAACCGGCCGCACCGTCGATCGCACCAACGAAGCCAACGCCTTTTTCCTCCCCATCGGAACCATGGTCGACCTCGACGACGTCCGCCGCTCCCTCAACGAACGCGGCTTCGCCTTCGAAACCCCCGCCGCCATGCTCGACGCCGCCATCGACTCCCTCGCCTACGGCAAACCCCAATACGGAACCAGCTCACTGCTTGACGAATCGTTCTCAATCTCTCCAGATTCCCCCATCGACCCAACGCAACCCGGCGGGGAAAACATCGGTGAATCCATCCCATCGGCTCTTTTTGAGGAATCAAACCGGATCACCAATCTAAACCCCACCGGGGCAATGATGGCCGCAATCAAACGGGAAAACCCCGGTTTTGATCCCACCAGTCCTATCACCACAGTCTACCGCGCCACCATCGGCCAAACCTTGCGCCTCAACGACTACGTCGCCATCAATCCAGCTATCGCCAAAGCGCACCTCAAATCGCTCAAACAACGCGGAGAAACCGGCAAACTTCTCACCCTCCAAGTCAACACTGCCGACCTATTGATGGCCAACGACGCCACGGAATTTATTTGGTATCCCGCAAATTTTAACCAGTCCACCCCGGCAGCATCTGGGGAATCCTTCTCCATCGCTCCCGATGCCGACTACCTCGCCGCAGTGAAGGCAGACGACATGGAGACGGCCCAACGCATGGTCGACGAGGCTGCCCAGGCTGCAGGATACACCGAAGCCTCCAGTCATGTCACAGATCGGGCCTTTGATGCTTTCAAACGGGCCAAATTTTTTGGGGATGGAACCGACCGCATTGGCTTTTTCTTCACCAGTTCGGAACAACTTCTCAACGAACGCGCAGCCCAACTTCGCAAAAACATCCAACGTGGAAGCGGTGGGACAGGAATTCGAATCCTCAACGTCTATCTCAATCTCCAAAACCCCAAAATTCTTACAGATCGCCAAGAACTAAACCGCTGGATTGCCGACGCTGATGTCCGCCTAAATGACTCCAATTTTGTCGATCGCGGAGAATCTCGCCAACCTGGAGAAGATCTCAATTTTGCCGAATCAGTTTCCGAATTTGAAAATGATCCACTGTTTGGCATGACTTTTAACTCAACAGACCTACTAAGCTACAACACCAACCCCGCCATTCGAAAAAAAGTTCATGACTATCTTGTCAGTCCCATGGGCAGAAATACCTTTTACCAAGAGGCCTCGGAACTTGCGGAAAAAGCTGGAAAAGAATCAACTTACGATGGACTCATCATTCAAAATGACCAAGAAGCCGGCCAAGCTCTAGTTGTCTTCAACCCCTCCCAAATCAAATCCGCCGACCCAGTAACCTACGACGCAGACGGCAACGTCATCCCGCTTTCCCAGCGCTTCGACTCCACCAAGGACTCGATGTCCTTCTCCCTCTCCCTCAACTCCCTCCAACGCATCGAAACAGCCATCGCCCGCCGCATGAACGCCGGCCCCGAGGAACGCGCCGACTTCTTCGAGCGCCTACGCAATCGCCTCGCCGCCATCGTCCAGCGCATCGAAGACACCAACGCAGGCCTCGGCCCATTCGGACGCACCGCCACCGCCGATCCCGTCATCGATGAACGCCGCCGCATTGCCGACGCCATCGCCGAAGCCCGCACCATCATCGACACCCTCCCGCCCGAAGCCCGCGGCCGTGTCGGCATCGACTACAACGACCTCGTCTCCCAGACCACCGAGCGAGGCCGCGTCAACGCCCTCCTCCGCCTCATCGATCGCGCCGACGAAGCCCTCGAAGCCCTCCTCATCACCCAATACACCGAGGCCCTCGAAAAACTCAGCGACCTCGCCAAGCCCAACCTCCAGCCCAACAAACAAATCCGTGGCCGCCTCACCCCGGAAATCCAGCGCGTCGTCAACCGCGCCATCTCCGCCATGGGACTCACACCCCAGGAGCATTCCGTCGCCACCATCACCCAGCAAGCCACCATCACGGAACTTGAAGCCCAGCGCGACGCCGAGACCGATCCCGACCGCCTCCCAGACCTCGAAGCCGCCGTCGTCGATGCCTACCTCACCCAACACTTCCTCGAAACCTTCGGCAACATCGGCAGCATGTCCGCCCCCCAGCTTGCCAACGCCTACCGCGAACTCCTCACCCTCTACTCCACCGGCCGCAGCCAGCGCACCATGATCGACCAGGCAAACCGCCAGGAGCTCATGCAGGCCCGCCGGGAAATCCTCGACAGCCTCCCCGATGTCACGCAGCCCCAATGGGCCAAGCGCACCGAAAACCAAGGCATCCTCGACAACCTCGAATCCTTCCGCCTCGGCCTCTCCTCATTCCACCAAGTCATTGAGTGGATCCTCCCAAACAGCCTCGCCGCCCGCGACTTCCAAGACGCAATCCGCAAAGCAGACCGCGCCTTCACCCGCGCCAAGATCGACGCCCGCGACCGCTTCGACGCCGCCATGTTCGCCGCATGGAACCTCACCGGCCGCAGCAAACGCCGCCGCATGAACCGCATCCTCGCCGGCCTCTCCAAACGCCGCGACGATTGGAACATCGGCATCCGCGAATCCAACGGCACCGAGGAAATCAAAATGTCCGAGGAACAAGCCGCCGCCATCCTCGACGGCACCCTCAAACCCGGATGGGAAACCGACCCCATCGCCATGGAATCCCTCCGCCAATCCCTCACCGACTTCCGAGCCCAACGCCGCAAAGCCCAGGCCGAAGACAAAGCCTTCACCAAAAAAGTCATCCGCTTCCAAAAAGTCCGCTCCCGCGCCCCCCAAGTCTGGCTCCACGCCTCAGACATGGAAGCCGTCTACTGGCTCCAACTTTGGGACCAAGAGCAATACCGCCCCACCCTCGACAAACACGGCTTCACCGCCGAAGTCATCGACCAGATCCGCGCCAAGCTCTCCCCCAAAGCCCTCGACGTCTACGCCCACCTCCGCCGCGAATACAATGCCGAGTATGACCGGCTCAACCCCGTCTTCCGCCGCCTCTACAACCTCGACATGCCCCGCATCCGCAACTACGCCCCCGGCAGTTTCGAGAACGTCGCCGGAGCCCCTTCCGAGCTGGACGCCCACGGCAACCCCACCACCTCCTCCATCAACGCCATGTCCACCGGCTTCACCAAGTCCCGGACGCACCACATGGCCCGGCCCAAGCAGGCCAACGCCCTCGGCCTCTACTGGTCCCACCTCGAAGCCACCGAATACTTCGTCGCCTACGGGGAAACCATGCGCGACGCCCGCATCCTCTTCCGCAACCCCGAGCTCCGCCGCAAAATCGAAGGCCTCTACGGCACCCGCGTCGCCGGAGATTGGTCCCGCTGGCTCGATGGCCTCGAACTCGATGGCCGCTTCAAATCCGCCAACGTCGCCGCCATGCAAGCCATGGTCCAATCCACCCTCAACACCACCTCCGCCGTTGGCCTCGCCTACAACGTCGGAACCCTTTTCAAACAAGCCTCCGCCGCCTTTGGAGTCTTCATGGAACTCCCCACCGCCGCCGCCATCCGCGGCATCATCGGCGTATTCCAAAACCCCGGAGACCTCCGCACCATCTGGCAAACCGAATCCATCCAACAGCGCATCCTCTCCGGCGTCTCACCAGAAGATCGACGCATCCTCGAAGCCGCCCAAGCATCGCCCTCGGAGATCATGGAACTCCTCATCCTCGGCCGCCTCCCCATCGCCTACGCAGACGCCGCCTTCACCACCGCCGCCGGATCCATCGCCTACCGCTGGCATTACGACGAAGCCATCAAAGCCGGCCTTGGCGACTCACAGGCCCACGAAGCCGCCCTCGCCGTCATGGACCGCGTCGTCACCCGCACCGCCCAACCCGCCACCACCCAAGACAAATCCCTTGCCGAACTCTCCGCCGTTGGCTTCGGCAAACTCCTCTTCCTCTTCCGCTCAGATCCCCGCCAGAAATTCGCCATCACCCTCGATGCACTCCGCCGCGCCTTCACCGGCCGCATGTCCAAAAAAGAAGCCGCCAACCGCGCCCTCTGGTCATGGGCCATCTACGGCATCATGTCCGAACTCATGACCGACACCTGGCACGCCATTTCCCGCGACGACGACGATCCCGAGCGCTGGTCCTGGCAAGACTACCTCGCCGCCGCCGTCGCCGGTCCCATCTCCGGCGTCCCCATCATCGGCTCCGGCATCGAATACATCATCCGCTCCCAACTCGGAACCAAAGCCTTCGCCAACTCCGCCAACCCGCTCGACAAGGCCGCCGCTTCCATCTTCACCCAAAGCGGCGTGAACTCCAAACTCTACGAAGACCTCGCCGCCATCGCCAACGAAGACAAACCCCTCGACTTCACCGACCTTATCTCCGCCGCCCAAAAAGACTCCGCCGCCGCCGCCGCCCTCATCGGCGCCTTCGATTCCCGCGCCGCCATCGTCCCCGCCCTCCTCCGCGCCGCCCGCGACCTCGGCGGCATCACCTCAAACATCTTCGAACTCGTCTACGAGTCAGACCAATCCAAAATCGCCCGCATCCTCGAGGAGGAAAAACAAAACACCACCACCACCCGCGAATCCCGCACCACCACCCTGGACGACCTCGAAGCCCAGCTCCTCACCCTCTCCCCAGAAGCCCGCGAAGCACGCCTCGCAGCCATGGACGGCACCCAAGCCGCCACCCTCCGCCGCCGTCTCCGCACCCGCACCCTCGCGCCCGACGAGCGCATCCTCGACTCCCTCCCCACCGCCCAGCGCCAAGCCGCCATCGCCCGCATCCTCGCCGCCATCCAAGACCCCGCCCGCCGCGAAGCCCTCGCCGATCGCTACGCCATCCTCTTCCCTGATTGAATAGCCCCCCCGCCTTTCCGCTGGCATCCTTCCCCCCATGCCCGCGCCCACCCTCTCCGCCGACGAAGACTCCCTCGACTTCACCACCATCCCCGGCCGCGAATACGCCCTCGGCCTCATCTCTGAAACCGCCACCTGGGGAGCCACCGTCAACGTCGTCGCCCTCAATGGCACCAACCAACTGCCCCTCGAATCCTACACCGTAAACGACGGCGACGCCATCCTTGCCCCCACCGAAACCATCCGCGTCATCCTCGACGGCACCCCAGCCGCCCCCATCACCGTCCGCCTCACCGAAACCACCGGGAAATGAGCCTCACCTCCCCCCTCGTCCGCTCCCTCGTCCGCCCGCTGGTCACCCCCCTCACCGGCCGCGTCTTCGAGCCCACAATCACCTCCCTCGCCTTCGTCGGCGACTCCACCACCGCCGAAGCTGGTAACGCTGGAATCCAACCCTATGGGATGAGTGGAACCAGCACCAGCATCGCGGCGGCGTGGGCGAACGCCGTTTCATGGGCGCTTGGGAAAGAGATTCCGATCATTCTGGACACCACCGCAAGCCCGAGTCTTGTGACTTTCGCCCGTAGCGGAGTCAAATCGGATCACGTCCTCGCGACTCAGATTCCTGCCATCCTCGAATCCGAAACTTTGCCTTCTCATGTGGTGTGGAAAATCGGGACGAATGATGTTTCGCAAAGCTACCCGATTGCAGATTCGGAGGATAATATCCGGGATGGAATTGCGCTGCTGAAAGCGGCGGGCATCACGTCCATTCTAACCAGCATCAACCCGCGGCGGGAGGTGAGCGGGAAGACTGCGGACGTTGAAGAGTTTAACGATTTGCTGGAAGTGATCGCCGCCGATACCGAAAGTATTTGGGTTGATTCTCGCCCCCTGCTGGAATCGGCTCCGGGTGTTGAGTTTTGGGGTAGCCTGTATGACGGAGTCCATCAATGGCAGATGACAAATTACGCCATGGCCGCTGATTTCGTGGATCAAGTGGCATCGCGATTCAGTCCTTCATTGGTCGATCCGTTTGACCTTGGTCCGCTGCTTCACACCCACTCCGACATCGTGGGCACTCTTCCTTCCGGGGTGACGACATCGCAGACCAGCGTGCCTCGGGAGGATGGGGTCGCCGGAAACTGGTATCGCTGTTCTGTTACAAGCAGCCCGTCTATCACTATCGGCGCTGGAAACTCCGGCGTCTCTTACACTCCAGTCGGCCCGGAAACCAACGACACGATTGCGATCTATCATCGAACCACGGCCTTCAATTCATCTTTTTCCAACGGCGGTGATCCTTTGATTTCCGTGGGAGTCCTGACCAATGGTCGGAATTTCATCGAGGTGCGTGCGGAAACCAGCGGCGCGACCGTGCTAACGACCGCCGCCGAGGTAGTAGCAGCGATCAATGCGGACCCGGTGGCCAGCCTCCTTGTGACTGCCGCCCCTGTCGGAGATGGGACAGGGTTGATGGCCGCAGGCAGTGGGTGGAGCAACTGGTCACTGTTATTGGCAAACGCCGCAACCAATCCGGCGGAGGGATCATGGGTGCGGGCGATTTGCGAGGTTTACAACCGCGATCAGATCCGTGATGTCGGGCAGTTGCGTTTGTGGCGCACGACGCCTTCATCCACTTCGCTTCGCACGCTTCCGACAACAATACCGGCATCGACAATTCTCCTTCCGTCTCGGCGATGGTTGATCGCGACGCCATGGCATCAAATCGGATCGGGAGAATCCGGCTGGCGGGCGCAAATGAGTTTCGGGGCAGAAAAAGGCACCGTCGATATCGGGCGGTTTGGTGTGCAGCTTTACAACGGATAATCTAACCATGCGCGCCATCCTCACATTCCAAGGCTTCCGCGAGTCCAATGCAGCCCGCACCGGAACCGAAGATGCGTTCTACTCCATCATCCGTCTTTTCGCCTCCTCAGGAATCACCACCTATCACCCGAAAAACTGGACCGCAGACGTAAAAGAACTTGCCCACGAACTCGCCCGCCAAGGCATCCGCAACGTCGCCCTCGTCTCCTACTCCCACGGCCAAGCCGCCGCCGTCGCCTTCGCCAAATTCGCCTACACCCTCGGCATCTCCACCGACCTCTGGCTTGCCTGCGATCCCGTATACCGCCCCACCTTCCTCCCCCGCTGGAACTGCCTCCAGCCCCTCGCCTTCCGCGCCATGCTCCCCAACGGTAAAATCACCGTCCCCCGCTGCATCCGCCGCGTCGCATGGGTCCGCCAAAAAATCGACCTCCCCCGCGGCCACGACCTCATCGCCGAAGACCCCACCAGCACCCACGTCGCGCAACCCCTCATCATCCCCCTCCGCCACACCCTCATCGACCACGCCCCCCGCTGGGTGGACCTCATCCGCCAAGAACTCTACACCTGGGCCAACCCTCCCGCAGCTATCCCCGTTTGCGAGCCATGCAAGACATCTCCACCTTCTTCACCCACCTTGCCATCATCCTCGGAGCCATCACCACCATCCTCGCCATCGTAAAAAAGTGGATCAACGCCGCTTCCAAAAACGTTCAAACCGGCCTCGAACACATCCTCCAAGACACCGGCACCGCACTCCTCCGCCAATTTGAAACCGTCCCCCCCGAAACCTACCTTACCCTCGACTTCCGCCAGGTCGACGGCTCCCGCGAACTCTTCGTCCCCCTCCACCCCATCCACATCTCCGAGCCCCTCACCGGCCTCCGCCTCCGCCTCATCGCCGCCCGCCCGGATTGCTCCCTCTACGAAATCGACACCGTCAACCACCCAGTCCCCATCCGCATCCCCTGGCACCACCACGACGGCACCGAAACCGTCACCATCATCGAAGGCACCATGACCGACACCTCCACCGGCCGCGTCTACCGCGCCGGCGAAACATGGGAAATCCCACCCGGCACCGACCACACCACCGAGTTTCACTGCGCCTTCGCCGTCGCCCGCATGCGCCCACCACTTCCCAACGGAAAAACCCGCCCCATGCAACTCGCAGGCATCACCCACATCTACGACAACCACCAACGCCGCGCCTCATGAACCCCAAACCCATCGCCGCCGCCATCCTCCTCCTCTTCCTCACCCTCTGCCTCCTCGCCATCCTCTAACCCCTCCCCCAATGACAATCTCCCCACTCCACATCCTCACCGGCCCCGAAGTCATCCACAGCCCCATCCCCGGCGGCGCCACCATGGCCATCCGCCGCTTCCTCATCATCCACTTCACCGCCGGAGCCTCCGCCCAATCCTCGATCAACTGGTGGCGCGATCCCAAAGCCAAAGGCACAAGCGCCCACATCGTCATCGACCGAGACGGCACCATCTACCAATGCCGCCCCTTCAACCGCACCGCCGGCCACGCAGGATCCAGCAAATGGAAAGACCCCAAAACCGGCATCCTCTACCACGGCCTCAACGCCTGCTCCATCGGCATCGAACTCGCCAACGCTGGCGACAACTGGAAACTCGCCGGCAACTGGACCAAGCTCCCCCCCGTCGTCGCCTACCACAAACACGGCGGACCCGAGCGCAAATGGGAAGACTACCCCGAGCCCCAAATCACCGCCCTCGAAGCCCTCACCCTCCTCCTCTTCGAACGCTACAACCTCGACGACCTCATCGGCCACGAAGACATCGCCCGCGGCCGCAAGACCGACCCCGGCCCCGCCTTCACCCCCCACATGATCCACCTCCGCACCCGCCTAGGCCTCCCCTCCAAAATCCCCACCCTATAACCTTCCCCCCATCGGAACAAACTCGGAACACAACCCAAAAACCCAACCCCCACAAGTAGCCTTACTAGGATTCGAACCTAGTTTCAAAGTTTCCGTTATCTCGCTTTTCGCGCATTTCCACGGGTTTTCACGCCTTCACCACTCCCAACCCCGCGAGAATCACCGCCACCCACCCGCCTCTCATCGGAACCATTCGGAACACCACCCGCCAGCATTTCCGGCCTAACAGAAAACCACTCCACCCCTTCCTCCTTCGTCCTCGGATTGTGGTAGTGGCGGTGCAACATCGTCTCCGAAGTCCCCATCTCCTCCGCCACCTGGCCAAGATTCCGCAGCACGGCATTCCGATAAGACCCGAACGAATGCCGCAGCGCATCTTGTGGCCAACCCACACCCGGCCACACCAACTTGCCCACCCGCTTCAACTCCAACGCCACCGCCGGATTCCGCAGGCACACCGGCCCACTCATCCCCGGCTCGATCCCCGCCCAGCGCAACCAATCCTTGCCCGCCTCACACAGCGGCACGATCCGCGGACGATTCACCTTCGAAACCTCTGCCGCCACCCGCACCACGCCAAACTCCCAATCAATCTCCTCGCACCGCAAACCCCGCTTCCCTGCCCGCTTCGTCGCCGATGGACAAACCTCCTCCGGCCGCAACCCACAGAAAGCCCCCAGCACCACCCACGCCCTCCACTCCCGCCGCACCTCTCCCAGCACCGCCAGCAACTCCCCAGGCGAAAGCACCACCCGCGACCCAGCCCCCACCTTCGGAGTCGGCAACCGCTCCGCCACCGTCACGCCATCACCCACCGCTCCCTCCCGCTTTGCCCAGCGCCAGAACGCCACCAGCGCCGCCCGCAGATCCTTCCGCCGCTTAGGCCCACACGCACCTCCCCGCTTCTCCCACCACCGCGCCAGCTCCCCCGCCTCGATCGCCGCCACACCTCTCCCGGCAAACGCCCCGGCCATCTCCTCCAAAGCCTTCCGCACCGTCGTCAAATGCGGCGTCTCCTCCCCCGCCTCCACCACCTTCCACGCCACAAACCGCCTCACCGCCTCACCCACCTCCACGCTTCTCTCCCGGCTTTCCAGAAACGCCAACACCTCCGCCTCATCCCCCGGCCTCACCAGCCGCGCCACATCCGACAAAAACCTCCGCCTTCCCTCACTCAACCCACTCCACACCACCCCGCCCATCGCCTTCTCCCGGAGCATCTTCTCCGCCGCCACCTTCGCATCCTCCAAAACCCCACACGTCTTATACCGCCACCGCTCACCATCCAACCAACCAAACCTCCACCCCTTCCTCTTCGTCCCCGGATGCACCCACGGGAAAATCGTCACCCGCAAATCCCCCACCCTCACTTGCTGCTTGCGCTTCGTGCTCATAATTTTTGAAATCGGGAATCCTCATGAACTGGAACAAAATCTGCCCAACCCACATTTCTTTTGCCGGACTTATTGGAGGAACTACCTGGATCATTATTGGACTGATTGGCATGGCACCACCTCAAGCCTATCTCCTCGGCGCGATCGCCTACGGCTTTGCCTACTTTGATATCCTCCACCACTATCAACGCCGTGAAAAATGATGAGGCCAAAACGGAATCACTCGGTTCCATTCCTCTCCTTTTTTGCTTGTTCGTCAGCCACCCGTAGCGCTGGCGCCTCCACATTATCCCGGTAATTCACCGACCTCCGCTCCCGCGCTGCATCTGCCACCACCCGGGCCAGATCATAATTGACCGCCCGCAAATCCTCCAGGCCCACCGCCATACACAGGCGCATCAAATCCGCCTTCGACAACCCAGTCCGCCGCGAGGCCTCCACCAACTTCTCCTCCAACTCAGGAGGAATGTTTAGCGGGTAAACCGATCTCTTTTTTGTAGCCACGCCCCACTATTTCCGCCCCTGCATAAAAAAACAATACAATTCTCTTGTCTGCATAGGTTTTCTATGCAAGCCTCCATCCATGCCTAAGCCAACCCCCACCACACCACCCAAGGCACCGGTCACTTACCCGCTCCGGCTTTCCAAAGCCCTCGACCAGAAAGTCACCGATGCCGCCGCCAAAACCACACTCAGCAAGCAAGACGTCATGCGCCTCTCCATCGAACGCGGCATCGACATCCTCATTGCCCAACTCACCACCCCGGCCTCCGCCGCCTAACCCCTCCCCAATTACCCCACCTCCTCAACCACATGAACGCATTCCAAACCTTCGCCACCAACCGCGGCCTCATCACCGGCAGCGCCGCCCACACCCTCGCCGCCGAAGCCTGGGACCACGCCATCGCCGCCGCCATCCAAGCCGCCCTCGACTACGACCCCACAGCCGACGCCGGCGAAACCCTCGGAGCCACCAAAGCCTGGAACCGCATCAAAGCCCTCCCCTCCACCGTCGTCCCCCAAGACGACTCCACCCCAGCCCTCCTCTAACCATGAGCGGCCCAGCCTCCATCCCCATCGATCCCGAGATGCGCCAGGCCATCATCCAGCGCACCGCCGAAATCCTCGCCGACCGCGCCGAAGCCCACCTCGGCACCCTCGATCGCTTCATCCTCATCAAAACCCCCACCGCCGCCCAAATGTTCGGAGTCACCCGCCAATACATCGGCCGCAAATTCACCACCCACGCCATCAACGAACGCGAAACCGGCGTCCTACTCGCCGACATCAAAGCCGCCCTCGGCCAATAGCCCCACACCAACCTTCCAGCATGACTCCCATCATCATCATCGCCGCCATCATAATCCTCGTCATTTTGTTCTTCGGACTTCTCCTCGATCAATAACCCCACACCAGCTCCCAGCCATGAAATTCTCCAAAGTCCGCCGCACCGACTACCGCACCACCGGATCCGCACCCGCCCCTCGCACCGGCCTCGACCACCTCGCCGCCAACAACGCCCACGAAGCCGCCAACCACGACCGCGCCGTCGCAGACTACCCCCCCCACCTCATCGACAGCGCCCTCACCGACATCAACCGCCACGGCCCCCTCACCAACCGCAAAGACCCAGAGACCCGCTGGCGCATGGCCCGCAAAGCCGCCCTCTGCCGCCGCGCCGCCAAACTCTAACCCCCTCACCCCATGCAAGCCATTCCGGACTCCATGATGCTCCTCTCATGCGGCAAATGCGGCCACACCGCAGACTTCGAAGAATTCTGCCACACCCCCATCGCCGGCGAACTGCCCCGCGGAACCCACCAATGCCCCGCCTGCCGCAAAGCCTGGCGCATGGAAAAAACCTCCCCCGGCAAATGGCTCAACGCCGAACTCTACATCCCACCATCCACCCGCGCCGTCACCATCCCCACCATCCTCTAACATGACCTCCCACCTCCTCCGTTTCCTCGCCTGGGCCCGCCGGGAAAAACTCAACCGCACCCGCCTAGAAATTCTCCTCCTCCTTCACGGCCGGGAAATCACCACCCTCACCACCCTCACCCAAGAAACCGGCATCCCCTCCCGCGAGCTACTCCACGCCCTCATCCGCCTCGAAGACCTCGAACTCATCCAGCGCCACCGCACCCGCTGGCGCTATGGCAACACCAAAGCCATCTCCCTCACCCCCGCCGCCCGCGCACAACTCAACCAACTCCTCAACCCCACCCTCACCCCATGCTCCTAACCCTCGCCACCTACCTCGGCATTGCCTTTGCCTTCTTCGCCATCGGCTTCTTCGCCGCCTCCCTCTTCTACGAGTCCCAAACCCGCGACCTCGTTGCAGAAAAACACCGCCTCATCCGCCGCATCGCCGCCCTCGAAAAACAAATTCGCCTCCTCACCCGCCGCTAACCCCGCCCCTTTCAGCCTTTCAACATTTACCCCAGTGACCCTCACCCTCCCCATCCCCGCCCTCGCCCTCCGCCCCAATGGGCGAGCGCACCCCATGAAAAAATCCAGCGCCGTCCGCAAAGCCCGCGAACTCGCCTTCTTCGCCACCCTCACCGCCTTCGGAGCCAAAGCCGTCCCCACCCGCATCACATTCTCAGACGCCCAAAAACTCGGCCTCCCCACCGGCACCCGCACCCACCAATTCTACCACAAACTCTCCAACCTCCTCCTCCCCGGCCCCTTCCCCCCCATCACCTCCTAC